GACTACGACCATGTAGATGTAATCCCAGTTTCAGATCCTAACGCCGCCACTATGGCGCAGAAGGTTGTCCAATATCAGGCTGTCATGCAGATGGCGCAGGCCAATCCACAGATATATGACTTGGTAGAGCTAAACCGCCAGATGTTGGAAGTCTTAGGTATTAAGAACATTGGTAAGTTGGTGCCAAGCGCGGAAGACTTTAAGCCTAAAGACCCAGTGCAAGAGAACATGAACATCCTTAATGGCAAGCCTGTTAAGGCGTTCATCTATCAGGATCACCAAGCGCACATCCAAGTACACCAGTCAGCTATGCAGGATCCAAAGATCATGCAGATTGTTGGTCAGAACCCAAAAGCGCAGATGATAGGTGCGGCAATGATGGCCCATATCAACGAACACGTTGCTTTCGAGTACCGCAAGCAAATTGAGCAGCAACTGGGCATTCCTTTGCCAGAGATGGACAAAGAATTGCCAAAAGATATGGAAGTAGAAGTATCCCGCATGATGGCTATGGCAGGACAAAAACTGCTACAGAAGAGTCAAGCGGAAGCTGCACAAGCGCAGGCGCAACAAGCGGCTCAAGACCCGCTAGTTCAAATGCAGCAGCAGGAGTTGATGTTAAAGCAGAAAGAAGTGGAGTTGAAAGAGAAGAAACTGGCTATGGATGCAACTGCCAAAGCAGATGAGATCGAGCTAGAAAGAGAACGTATCGAAGCCCAGAAGGAAATTGCTGGTATGCAGGTCGGCGCAAAAGTCGCTGCGGAGAAAGCAAGATTTGAGGGTGAGATGGAAATTAAAGGATTGGAAATTGGCTCCAAAATAGCCAAAGACCAGATGGATATGCAACAAACAAAATCTAAACAACCTACCAAAAAAGGTGATTGATTATGGATAAGGCGTTTGAAATTCTTATTCAACAAGTAAGAGAGAAGCGTCAGCAGATAGTCGAGGCCGTTTCAACCAACTGTGCCAAAGACTATTCTGAGTACCAAAGACTTTGCGGCGAGATTCGGGGTCTCTCGATTGCAGAGGGTTTTATATTAGACCTTGCAAAAACTATGGAGTTATCTGATGAATGAAATCGCAATCGCCACCGAAGACGGCGAGGTATCAACTCTGCCACAAACAGCAGATGAGAAAGCGAAACAATTACCGGAACCAACTGGGTATCACATCCTAGTAGGATTGCCGGACAAAGAAGAAAAGTTCGATAGCGGCCTGTTAAAAGCAGACCAAACCATGAATCACGAACAGATTCTGGCTACCGTATTTTTCGTAATTAAGATGGGGCCAGATTGCTACAAAGACGCAAAACGGTTTCCAAATGGCCCATGGTGTAAGGAAGGGGATTTTATTCTCGCCCGTCCTAACACTGGTACTCGCTTAAAGATTCATGGTCGTGAGTTCCGACTCATTAACGACGATGTAGTTGAAGCGGTTGTGGATGACCCTCGTGGTATATCTAGGGCTTAACAAAGGAGAAACACATGGCTACAAACAAAATGGATATGGAAGACTTCAAGTTTCCAGATGAGAAGGAAGAAACATCTTCTTCTGCGGAAGAATTTGAGATAGAGATTGAAGACGATACTCCAGAAGAGGATCGTGACCGGCAGCCTTTACCCAAAGATATAGTTGACGAGCTTGAAGATGATGAGCTTGAAGAATATAGCGAAGGTGTAAAGACTCGTCTAAAGCAGATGAAGAAAGTCTGGCACGACGAACGCCGCGAGAAAGAGCAGGCGCTACGAGAGCAGCAGGAAGCTATTGCGTATGCCCAGCGTATGATGGAAGAGAACAAAACCCTAAAAGGCAAGCTATCTGTAGGCGAACAAACATTTGTCAACACCTACAAAGGTGCTGCCGAAATGGAGCTGGATAACGCTAAACGGGATTACAAAGAAGCCTATGACATGGGCGACGCTGATCGTTTGCTGGAAGCGCAAGAAAAGCTGTCATCGGCACAATACAAGTTGCAAAAAGCAAATGAGTATGTTCCGTCTAGACAACAAGAAGAAGTTGATGTACAACCCGCAACTAATACAGTACCTCGTCCTGACCAACGAGCGATTGCGTGGCAAGAGCGCAATGAATGGTTCGGTAAGGATGAGGAAATGACTAGCTTGGCTCTGGGATTACATCAGAAGCTAGTCGCTCAATATGGGACGTCATACCCGTCCACAGATGAGTATTGGAAAAAAGTTGATGACACTATGCGTCGTCGATTCCCAGAGAACTTTGGGGACAAGGAAGAGGAAGCCGCGCCACAAAAAACGCAGCGTTCCAAACCGGCCTCTGTCGTAGCTTCTGCTGATCGCAGCACACCCTCCAAAAAGGTGAAGCTGAAACAGTCGCAAGTCCTGATTGCCAAGAAATTAGGATTAACACCAGAACAGTACGTCAGAGAAATGATGAAATTGGAGGCTTCAAATGGCTGAGAATAGAACACCCCGAAATGTAGAAACACGCGTCCAAGCGGAACGCCCTAAGCAGTGGAAACCCGCAGAGCTTCTGCCAGAACCAGATAAGCTTCCAGGATATGCGTATAGATGGATTCGTGTTGGGCTGCAAGGAAATCCTGATCCCCGAAACTACTCTGCCAAACGCACAGAAGGTTGGGAAGCAGTAAAGATTGAAGAGCAACCAGCATTTGAACTGCTAGTCGATGAGAACAGTCGATATAAAGACTGTGTTGAAGTCGGCGGATTGTTACTTTGTAAGACGCCACTTGAGTTTGTAGACCAGCGTAATAGTCACTATCTCAGGCAGTCTGCGGATCAGATTAAGGCCGTTGATAACAATCTAATGCGGCAAAACGACCCTCGTATGCCACTATTTAAAGAGTCAAAATCATCGACTACAAAAGGTAGTGGTTAGAAAATTTATTGGAGTTAAACATGGCATATCCAACTGTATCTAAGCCCTATGGGCTAAAGCCGATCAATTTGATCGGCGGTCAGGTGTACGCCGGTTCCATTCGTCAAATCCGAATTGCAAGCGGCTATGCCGTAAGCATTTACAATGGCGATGTGGTAAAGCTTGCTGCTGACGGAACTATCCAAAAGGATACCGGCACTAGCACAGCAACACCGGTTGGCATTTTTGTTGGTTGTAGTTTTACAAATCCAACAACAAGTCAAAAAACTTTTGCTCAGTCTTATACTGCAAGCACAGCAGCCTCAGACATCGAAGCGTTTGTAGTTGACGATCCTGATATTCTGTTTAAAGTAGCAACTGTTTCAACTGGTACAACTGTAGCTTTCTTTAGCTCAGAGCTGGTTGGTTCAAATGCTGTTTTGGTACAGAACGCTGGTTCTAATACTTCTGGTGATTCTGCTGTTGGTATTTTTGGCGGTAACGTCGCAACTACAGCATCGTTCCCAATTCGTATTGTTGACTTTGTTCCTGATACTTCTAATGGCTCAAACGGTTTCTGCGAGTTTATTTGTAAGTTTAATGCACCGTTCATGGTGTCAACCTTCACTAGCCCCGGCAATACTGTGGCTACTGTTGTTACTGGCGGTCATTCGTATCTGAATCCGACAGGCATCTAAGGAGCTAAATCATGGCTATTTCACGCGCACAACTATTGAAAGAGCTGCTCCCTGGCCTGAACGCTTTGTTCGGTTTGGAGTATGCCCGTTACGGCGAAGAGCACAAAGAGATCTACGAAACAGAGACCTCCGAGCGTTCTTTTGAAGAAGAAACAAAATTGTCTGGCTTTAGCGCCGCCCCTGTGAAAAACGAGGGCAGTGCAATTGCTTATGACAATGCACAAGAAGCGTTTACTGCACGCTACAACCACGAAACTATTGCTCTAGGTTTCTCGCTGACCGAAGAGGCCATCGAAGATAACTTGTACGACAGCCTATCGGCTCGTTATACAAAGGGCTTGGCTCGTGCAATGGCGTACACAAAACAAGTCAAAGCTGCGGCAGTTTTGAACAATGGCTTTTCTTCCAGTTTCCCTGGCGGCGATGGCGTTGCTCTCTTCTCAACAGCGCATCCATTAGTCTCTGGCGGCACTAACAGCAACACGCCAGCTACTCCATCTGATTTGAATGAGACTTCGTTGGAAAACGCAGTTATTCAAATTGCTGCATGGACAGATGAACGTGATCTGTTGATTGCTTCTAAGCCACGCAAGTTGATTGTTCCATCAGCTCTCCAGTTCGTTGCTACTCGTCTGTTAGAAACCAGCCTCCGTGTTGGCACTAACGACAACGATATCAACGCATTGAAGAACAATGGTTCGATTCCTGAAGGCTACACAATCAACCACTATTTGACTGATACAAACGCATGGTTCCTAACCACGGATGTTCCTAACGGTATGAAGCACTTCATTCGTACACCGTTATCGAACTCTATGGATGGTGACTTTGATACAGGCAATGTGCGTTACAAGTCTCGTGAGCGTTACTCTTTTGGATTCAGTGATCCACTAGGTATGTTTGCGTCACCTGGCGCCTAATGTGGTGATAGAAAAAGGGGATGAAAGTCCCCTTTTTCCATAGTTTTATGCTATAAACTTACAAATTCCGGGATTTCCGGTATGGCAAACAGTCCCGGCTGACTACATGCAGATTGCCATTACCTAACTCGCATGTGAGGACAATCTAAATGCCTTTATCAACCACCCAAAGTATTTGGCGATCTGGCGGCGGCGACACGACCCGTCAAGCCTATTGCGGTTCGATGTTAATGACCGCCACTTTTTTTGATGCTAACGTATCTGTAACCAGCAATGCTGTAGTAGCTTCTGGTTTAAGTTCGCAAGTCATTCTTCCAGCTAATGCTGTAGTAACGGAAGTTACTATTACTAGCCCTATTACATCTGGCTCAATCAACATTGGTTATACGACCATTACTGGTGGTGTATCTGATGCAGCTTTCTACGCAAACACAGCGGCTGTTACAAGTAACCGTGTGATTGTTGTTGGCGGCGTAGGTAACGGCGCGGGTCTTGGCACTGTAGCTAATGCTTCTGTCAACACAGTATTGACAATTTCAAGCGCAAGTTCAGGCGTAGGTTCTGTGGCTGGTTTTGTTACTTACTTTGTCACTGACTATTTGTTCGGTCAAGAGAACGTCTAATAGGGGGCCTATATGGCTATGCAAACAGACGTTAAGTCAACGCATTTAACATCGTCTGGCACTATTTTTAATGGTAGAGCGCGTTTAAAAAGCTCGTCTTTCAGAGGGAATGGTGGTGACGGTTTTGTTAAGTTTCGTGACGGAGGTTCTGGCGGTTCAATCCTTTGCGAGATTGACGTAGGAACAAACGATGTATTTACTATCTACGTGCTTTTGCCGGGCGAGGGTATGGTTTTTCCTACCAGCATTTACGCAGAAATGTCTAACGTAAGCGCAATAACAACATTCT